CGCCGACGGTCGTGTACGAGTCGCTCTGGACACCGACGCCTGTGATGGTTGTGGTTCCCGTAGGTAAAAGCTGGAAGTTCGTCACGACTGAATTTGAAAATATGTAGTTTGGAGTTCGCATGGGCACTGGGAACTGAATAGGAAGCCAAAAGGCTGACGATGTGATCCCGATGGCCGTTCCAAATATAGCGTAGACGGCGGCGCTTCCCTGCACAGCCGCAGTTGGTGACGTCAACTGATAGTAATACCTCTGACACAGAGCCAATTCCGTCGCGTAAGGGCGAACCTCAAAGGGTGTCGCGACCGCACCCTTTTCGACCTGGACCCCCGTAATGAAGAATGTCGAACCGATGGAGGACGCCCCACCCGTCGTGAATCTGAGCGCAAGACCGTTTGTGGCCCCAAGTGACGTGTTCAGTGTGAAGCTCAAAGAGTAGTACGCATTGGCTGCAGTCAAAGTCGGTGTGTTTTGGGTGGCCGCCACCGCTAGAGTCTGGGTGGCGAAGTTGTTCACGGCCGTCGCATAGTACAGACCGACCGTCAGGGGCATCAAAGTCCCGTACGACTGACCCGCCCAGAAACTGACGGTCACGGGTGTACCGTTCAAGAAATCAGGCACGTTCTGATTCTCCATTCGTTGTTCGATGAGTGGCGTACCTGAAGTCGAGGTCGATGTGGTCACCTGAAGCGCCAAAGGGAACTGGGGCGCCTCGATGGGTCCGGGCCACTGGGACAGAATAAGACCGGACGTGCCCAGAGCTCCACACCAACGATCGGCCGTCGTGTACTGGCCCGGAGTCGTGCTCGTCGATGCGGTGGTTCTCTGCCAGACGGTCATCGCCCCGTTGATGATCCTATTTCTGAACGGAATTGGGTTTGTGGCGCTGACCGTCGACGCAAAGACGTTCGTGGCCGTCAGGTTGCTGGACAGGGTCAGTGAATTTAGGTTTGAAATTTGAAAGACGTTTAGGGTTCCGACGTTAGCCGTGGTTGCCGTGAGGTTCGTGGTTAACGAATTTAGGTTTGAAATTTGAAAGACGTTTAGGGTCCCTACGTTGGCCGTGGTTGCCGTGAGGTTCGTGGTTAACGAATTTAGGTTTGAAATTTGAAAGACGTTTAGGGTTCCGATGTTGGCCCGGGTCACCACGAGATTCGTGGTTGAGACGGCATTCGACACCACCAGGTTCCCAAATGGTTGCGTCACAGCAGAGGATTGGATATTCGAAAAGGTATTGGCGAAAACCAGGGATGATGGTATCGGTCCGAACAGGTTTGAAGAATTTAGGTTTGAAATTTGAGAACCGTTTCCGGTCATGGAACCAGCAAACAGGGACTGGACGTTTAGGGTCGTGAGGTTTGCGGCGGTGAAATTAATTGAGGCGGCATTCAGGACTTGTGTATTTATATATGGAATTGTGAAGGTGTCGTAATAGAAGGTTGTGTTGGCCACGTTGGACGTCATGGCTCCAGTGACTTGGAGGGTTCCTCCCGAAGACACGTTGGTTGTCGTGACCGAATTGGCGACGTACAGGTTGGTCAGAGTGGCGGGTCCAGAGAGGTTTGCTGCATTTAGACTGGAAAGACCAGACCCGTTCGAATTTATGTTTGAAATTGTGGCAGTCCCGAGGACCAGGAGGTTGGATCCGACTGGAGGCGCCGACAGCGTCCCGATCGACACGCCGTTCTGGTACGCGACATTTCCAGCCACACTCGTCCATTGGGAAGAGGTGATGGCCACGTTCGATGCACCAGATACCCGACCGTACTGATCCACAGTCACCTGTGAGACGTTGGCGGAAGAACCCCAAGTACCTTGGGCGGTATTGAACACGGGCAAATTCGTGGACAGAATTCTATTCTGAAAATAGACGTTGGTCGTCGTCACCGAGTTGGTCACGTACAGGTTCGTGAGGTTCACGGGTCCTACTATGTTCCCCGTGACCGTCAGGGTCCCAGTAAAAGTTCCATTCGAAGCGTAAATATCACCGGTCGTGCTGAGGACGTTCGAGGCGATTGTTACGTTCGCGGGTGGGCATGAAGGCGCACATCGTGGTCCTCCATTGGCGATCGAGTCGCACATTCTAATTTTTACACAGATTTAAGTGAAGCCTCAAGAGCCGCCCTCTTCCTACCCTGCATCGACATGATCACCAAGAGGCCTGCGACCGCCACGAAACCTATGATCCAAAGCTTGTTCTTTTCGCCTGAATAGTCCCACTCGACAGGGGCTGGAAGGCCCATGGGTCGTGCAGGTTTCAGGTCTTCGATGACCGTTTCGAATTTCAGAAGGAACATGTTCCGGCCGAGGTCCAGGTTCCACGTCGAGTCGTAGTAGGGTGTGCCCGAATTGGGCTGGCGCCACGTGATTGTCAGGCGGTCGAGGGTGTCGATCGGGTAGGGGTACTTGGTTCCTATCCGGTAATTTTGATTGTAAAATTCGTACGTCCCTGAAACCTTGATGGGCAAGACTGCAAAGGCTCCGTTGAAAGAATTGGACGTGACGGTCATGACGTTCGAGCGGGTCGAGCGGGCCAAGGCATCAGCCGTCTGGTGCTGAGGTGACCTGAGCTCGAGGATGTCGAGACAGACAAACTGGGACACGTTGATACTTGGGAGCATCGCCGAGACGAGCTCGGCCCGAACGACATTCTTGATCGGAGTCGCCAAGTGCAAAGTGTACGAATTTGAGTTGGGAAATAGTGTCTGATTTCTGTTGTTGGAATCTACGTACACAACGTAGTCCATCTAGTAAAGGCCTAGAACTTAATTAGGGTACAAACACGGGTTGTTCTTCGCGCACGTGAAGCGGAAGGTCAGGTGGGTCGCACCGGCCGTGATGTTCGGCTGGACGCCCGTCGAATTGAAGATGCTCACTGTCAGCTTGTCGAGCTTCCGGATAGGCTCCAAGTATGTGACTTCGACTGGATGGAACCCACCCGAGGTGAATATCGTTCGGTAATTCGAAGAGCCGTCCGTGACCGGAATGGCCACAAGAGACTGTGACAAGTAGCCGACGTTCGAGACGGTCGAGGTCGAAGAGCCGACGTTGCCCGTCTGACCGGACACGGACACGTTGTACTTAAGATCCGTACGGTCCAGAAACTTGCTCTTGAGTTCGTCCACGTGGATGTAGTACATACTCGTCGTCGAGGGCGCAGTAGCGTTTGCATGAATGCTCGCGCTCTGAAGCTCAACCTTGACGACGTTACGGAGGGGGATGTTGAGGTACCCCACGAAATTCACGTTCGACGTGGAGTAGACCGAGTCGACACGGACTGTGTAGACTTCCGTGTCACACATTTACTTTAGGGGGAGGTTTTTTGCGGGGCGGGGAGGCACGTCACGACCCAAGGACCCTGCGGGTCCTCGAGTCGGTCTTTTACTTCTCCAGCAGCGAGCCGCCGATGCCGTCAGCAATCGCAAAGTCGCGCATCTGGTCATGGATGAACGCCTGGTCGCCGCACAGGCCACCTGGGGTCAGGCCGGACGTCAGGTACGCCGACTTCTCGGACGGGCCCGGGGTGCACTCCAGGGACGGCTTGATGGCGAACAGGCTCGCGGGCTGGGCCTGGACAGCCGGGCCGGGCTTGGTCACGAGGGGAGCCGGCTCCCACGTGTAGCGGCTCTTCTGGCCCTGGACCAGCATCACGAGGATGGTCACGAGCAGACCGATGATGAGGGCATTTGTAAAAATCTTTCCAACCTTAATCGCCATTTGATTTTTGCGGATATTATTTTTGAACGGGAGGTTCCGGGTCCGAAGGACCCGTCTGCCACCTGTTCAAATCCGGCCGGAGGCCCCTGTCAAAAGCCAGATCTTCGATCTGACTTTCACCAACTTCGCGTTAAAGCCAAGAGGAACATTTCTATAAAAGTCTTAATGGGCGACATCTCTATAGATATGAGCGCTGACGGGCCTGCTATGAATTTGAATGATGACGAGTCGCGCCTGATGGATGAGATTTCTATTCAGGTTCCCGGCAAAAAGACCGTCCCTCTGCGTGCCAAGCCGTCTCGGCCGAGCCCTTTCGCGAAGCGTGCACCGGGTCCTCCGCCGCCGCAGATGGCTCCGGACGATGGTCTGGATATGTTTATGAACCCTGGGAAGCGTACGGCCCAGGCGCCCCCTCCCCCGGAGGAGTTTGACGGGGGTGAGGGTGATGAGTACGAGGAGGACGGCCCGGAGGGACAGCCCGGCCAGCAGTTTCAGGGTGGTGGCGGTCAGGTCCCTTCCGAGGGCTACAGTTCCATCGAGGACGAAAAGGCTGACCTGTTGAACAAAATCAGCCGCCTCACCAAGAAGGGCTTCACGTCAAGTGCCCGCCTGAACATCTATTCGGACATTGATGAGATCCGTACCGAGTACAAGCGCATGACGTACTCCATCGAGGTTGACCGTTCGATCAAGTTCCAGCGTCGTATGCTGGTGGCCGCCATCACGGGTCTCGAGTTTCTTAACGACAAGTTTGACCCGTTCGACCTGGAGCTGAACGGCTGGTCCCAGAACACTATGGAGAACGTCGAGGACTACGATGGCGTCTTTGAGGAACTGTACAACAAGTACAAGACGAAGGTACAAGTGGCCCCAGAGGTCAAGCTGATTATGATGGTTGGCGGCTCGGCTATGATGTTCCACTTGACCAACTCGATGTTCAAGGCGGCCGTACCGAACGTCAGCCAGGTGATGAAGCAGAACCCGGACCTGATGCGCAATATGGTTGACGCCGTCCAGCGTTCTCAGGGCAATGGTTTCGGCTCACCGGTCGAGGGTGCGGGTCAGCCGCCGCAGCAGGGTCTCCGGCGCGACATGCGCGGTCCCGGAATGGACTTTGGGTCGCTGATGGGTATGATGGGTCCTCCGCCCCCGCTCCAGACGCGCCCGGGTGGCGGTGACGACGAGTCCGTCTCTGACATTGTGAGCGTTGACCTCGCTGACCCGGACACGCGTGAGGTGTCGGTCGGTGGCGGCTCCAAGAAACGTGGCCCGAAGCCAAAGAAAAAGGAGGTGCAATTATAAATGAAAGATTGGATTCTTGCAGCTCTTGTCGTGGTCCTCGCGTTTCTGCTCATAGGTCCGAGAGTCTCTGGCTACACGGCTTCGACACCCATGAGCATCATGGATCTGGCTGAATTCAAGGGGCTTCCGGATGACGTCAAACAGTTTTATCAGGACCAACTCGTAAACAGGCTTTTGCCGGCCGTGAGCGCCAAGTTCGGCACGACGTGGGCCGCCGTCCCCGCAGCCCGGAAGCAGGAGATCATAGCGGGTCAGCGTGCATGGGTTGACGACGTCATAAATAAGGTTAACTCGTCGTCTCCAGTTATTTCTTAGTCTAAATTAATGGCCGCAGCAGTCACAGGGTTGCCCGACGTGTCCGCACCTCCTCCTGTATTGGTCAGCAGTCTTCCATCCGTAAGCGCGCCGCCCATGCCGCTCGCTCCAGCACCTTCCCCAGCAGGTCCGCTCGACTTTACGACGGCACCGTCGTACGTCCTGCCTCTTAAAGAGGATGAATCGAAGAAACTAAAAGCCTGGCAGATTGTGCTCATCATTCTGGCCATCCTTTTGGTCCTCGGAGGTGGTGGTTACTTCCTCTACAAAGTGAAGTTCGGGCCGCCCCCAAAAATTATCCCACCTACTCAGTAGTAGATGGGTTTGTCCTACGCCCCATTCGAGGACGTCGTAGCCCCCAGACCACCATCCTACTCACCCGTGGCGCGCCTAGAGAAACTCTCGGCCCCCCAGCAAGATGCGACCGAGTGCAACTACCTGGTGATGTTCTTTGTCGTGGGTGTATTTGCACTCGCGCTCTCAGACACTATGAAATCTCAAAACTAAATTGAAAGGATGGGCCAGTTCAGGACCTTCATGTCGTGGTACAGACTGAAGAGCGATCCGAAACACCTTTACCTAAAACTTTCAGGAGCAAAATTCATCGACGAACAACCCGTCTCGATGGAGGATGCTGATGCGTTCAGCGAAGAGACGATCGAGGGGACCAAGGAGATGCATGAAATCCTTGCGACAGACAATCGTCTCTTGGTTGTGAAACTAGACATGCGTGGGTTCGACTACACGCAAGTGCACATATTGCCATTTATTCGTTACGCGAAGCTAGCGGCTAGTCAAGGTATGGACATTGCGTACTTTGAAGTTTGGGGCGCCGGTGAGTACTGGACGTACGTGATGTCATTTGCACCAAAATACCTTCGTGACCGCATGATCCTAGTCAAGTGAACATGCACTTGCCGTGGTTGATCGGTTTAACCTCGGGCTCTGGTTCCGGTGCGCCCTGGCCCATCTGAAACCCACCCTCTGTATACACCTTGCACCTCTTGCGGTACATTGCGTGAAAAACCGACCAATGGTCAGCCACGTCATAGATCAATGGGTCGTTCAATTTCCCCTTGGTTTCGCGCATAATACGCCCTATAGACTGTGTGATGTCGGACTTGGGTGTCGCCAAGATGACGGTGTCAAGTACCGGAATGTCCAGACCCTCTTGGGCGAGCTGAAACGTCGCAACGACCACGCGTTTCTCGGCCGACGCGGCCAGTTCAGCCTCCTTCATTCCACCGATGTACAAGCCGCTTAAGGCGTCACCTAATTTACTTTGCAAATAGAAGCAATGCTCGCGCCGATCGCTGAGTATAAGTACACGCCTCTTGAGAGCGAGAGCCTCGTGGACCGTCCGAAGAAGCAGGTTGTTCCGCGCCTCGATTTCAGTAAGCTGGCTAATCATTCCAGCCATGTTGATCTTCCCAAACCGCGTCACCGGCGGCGCTTCTTTGAACGCCTCATCGACATAATGCAGAGTCTCGACCCGCGTCGTCTTTTGCGCCGTGCGCGTTATCCTGAAGAACTCTGGTCCTAGAAACCAATACAGGAGGCGGGTCAGACCATCCTTGCGGTCGGGCGTGGCGGTGAGTCCCAAAGTGTACTTGGGGCAAATTTTGAACATGAATTGAGAGAAAGCGGGAGCGCCGATGTGGTGAGCCTCGTCCACTATCAGGAGCCCTATGGAATCGAACGCGTCTGTTGGAAACTCGCGTTGACACATGGTCTGAATCAAGGCAATCACAAAGTCCTTCCCTTGGACATCGAACGTGTCCCCTTGGACCCGACCGATGGACGCACCCGGACAGAACGACTGAATGCGGTCCCTCCATTGGTTCGCCAGAAACTCCTTGTGAACGACGACCATCGTCTGGACCTTCAGATGTGCCGCGAAAGCCAAGGCACAGACAGTCTTGCCGTAGCCTGGCGGGATCGATAGCACTCCACCTCCCACCGATTCAAAGGCTCGAACGCCTGCAGCGAAAGCTTCGTCCTGTCGTGTCGGTTTCGCAAGCGATCCCACAAACCCAATAGGCCGATCAGAATCAGGGGGCCTCCGGGCATCCCTGGTGGGCGGCCCGCACCGCTCAAGACCGTAGTACCGTGGTACCAAAAGTCGGCCATCGGTGGCCCGTCGCCAAACCTTGAAAGAGGGACTTGGGGGAGCATCATGCTGCGTCACTGGTCTAACTGTGAGTTCTTTTTTTATCAGGTCAGGTTCTGACGAGGATACCAGGTATCCGTTCCTCGTCAGACTCATTAATTTCTGGATATAAATTAGAAATGGCCCAGACCTTTAACAGTCCGGCCCCCTCGCCGGCAACGGCTGCGAGTCTTGACTTGGGTACCGGGGCTCTCAGTGTGAATTTTGCGGGCGCGCCTGCACCCTCTACAGGTTCCGTCGCCGACCTGGCCCTGACCGGATCTCTTCAGAACTACATGGACCTCGGGCTCGAAGGACTAGACGCACCGACCAAATCTCCAGGCTACCCTAACACGTGGTCTAGTACGACGATGACTCAGTGGCCGACGCAAGGGGCCCAGGCGGTCAGCACTGGAACGAATTTGCCAAGCCTCCAGGCTTGGAATCTCAAGGATGATCAGGGTCAGCTTTACGAGGTGGTCTATACGGGCGCCTCCGGGCAGTCAAATGTCCTGTACAAGAGTTCGACGACCAAGCCCGACCACGTGGTGTCTTTGACGCCGGGTGGCTCGAAGGTTGACCCCGCGCCAGTGAGTGTAGCGCCCGCACCAGCCGTCGAAGCGGAAGAGGCGCCGTTGTGGCTCAAGGTTTCGTCGTGTTGCTCGAGCTTCATTTATTGTGCCGGTATCGTGTTTTTGTCGTCTATGCTTGTCCCAAAGAAATGATGACGTGGTGCGTCTCGCCATCCCACGTCTTGCGCTCGATCATACCACGGACGCGCTCACCTTTTTCGAGTTCCTGAATCGTCTTCAGTCCCGTCACGTTACACATGACGCGACCGTACCGAAATGGGACCTTGGCTCGGTAGACGACCCCATCGTCCGTACGAATCTCGATGTACTTGCGTGTACCCCAGTCATAGTACGGAGTCTCGATGACTCCTTGGATCGTCACAAGGTGACTCGCCATTGAGTTTCCAGGGTGAGATATTTTTATACGGAAATATCAGATGAAGGTCCCACTGATACTTTTGGTGATTTTTGGGATATTTTTGTCCCTGCCCACAACCTTTCGTACGACACGTGACCTTTTGGGGTCGTGGGTCGCCGACGCACAGGGCGACCCCACAGGCGCCGGGTTCTTTTTCCACTCACTCGTGCTTGTTATAGTCGTCTTGGGCTTCAGCAAGACGGTCTCGACTTTCGTCCAGCCCGCATTCGCCAAGCCGATGTGCAAGGTGGCCGGCGCGCCTTCGTCGAGCAGCCCATGCCCAGCCCCCGAGACGTTCGACCCTTCAGATGTGGGTCAGAAGTGCAGGACGTCGACCGATCCCAAGGGTGTTGCGCTCGGGTGGGTCCAGCCCGATCTTGTGTCGTGCAATTTCAACGCACCGCCGGCGCCACCCCTCCCTACCCGTTAAATTCTGAATCAAAATATCTAAAATTCATTTTAGAACGATGTCTCACTTCGTGAGTAGTCGAGACGGACTCTTTGTATTTGACGAAAATAGTGCCCATGTCCAAAAGATTCTGGATGGGCACTATTTTGGAATTACACGCAAAGGCAACCGAGTGTACCTTTTCGGTTTTCTAGAAGGCACGACCCGTGATGCGTCATGGGCCGGGTGCATATGGTCATTTTACCTCGTAAAAGGGAAGATTTTCAATTTCAAAAAGGAATTGGATGGGCTTGACACTGGCTGTCATCATATGACCATATTCGAGGATCATATATACATACCCGAAACGTACCAACAACGACTCATCAAGGTGCGGTTAGACCAAGATGGTGACTTGGTCCCGGACAGTCTCGAGTATATCTATCTATGGCCCAAGGCCAAGATATATCATCGGACAAAAACTCAGCGCGAGAACGTCGATTACCTTCACGTGAACGCCGTGACCGTTCAGGATGACCGGTTCTTCTTCATGTGTCCTAGACTAGGCGTCCCAGATACCAAGGAAAAATCGACAATCCAGGTCTGGAACCCCCGAGACTGGACAATGATCACCGAGTACAAGACGAACCGCTTTTACTGTCACGACCTCGTGGTCGTCGGTCACGAGATTTACTTTTGTGACGGTCTCGATTCTGTTTGTAAATTGAACATGGTGACCCGGAAGGTGACGAACGTTCACACGACTCCCGGAGCAGATCTGGAAGGCAAACATATATGCCGGGCGCTGTCCATGAATTCTGAATGTGAATTCGTGGCGTCGACTCCCATGCCGTCGGGTGGGTGCGTCATTTTCACCAAGGATAAGAAGTTTGAAATAGACGCGATAAATAATTCAGCGACTATGATCACTCGCATAGATGGACTCGACTATAACAACCAAGATTGCCCTCTTAGAAGGTCATGGGTGAAGACCATTCCGGCGACGTCTATACCCTTCTTTTCGAAAATGATAACGCCCTCGGACGCCCTATTGACCACGGTGAATAACCACGTGTTCACCCCCGAAGGCGTGAACCATCACGTGAACAAATTCTTGTCCAATACTTTTGCTCCAAAAACGATCGATGAGTTTCTTTGCCCATTGTTCGACAATATGTTGCATCACATGTCATATATAAATCATCACGAAAAGCGAATCATAATGGAGAATCCAGACTTTAAAGAGTTGATTTTGCCAGACGAATTCCTCGGGTCTAACGTCTATGAGATGTCGGGGCACTTTTATCACTACCCATTGGGGCACGGGATGGGTTGGCATACGAACCTGACTCAGCTCGATGCGCGTCCCAGTCTTGGGTTCAGGTGTTATTTCGTCAGGACTACAGGAGGTACATTCTTTTTTTATCGTCACCCATTTTCAAACAAAATTCACGCAGTCCATGACGTCGACTACTCGGTCAACGTGTTCCACCTGACGCCCGGTCCTGGTTTCTTTTGGCATGCGGTCGGATCCGTATCAGGCGACAGGTTTTCCATCGGGTACAGAACTGGAATATACGGCATACAACAATTGGGCATAGACCCCAAATTTTATCTATAGTAAAATTAGATGTCGTTTCAGACTAAGGCGATACCGCCCCTGAACCCGTCCCTTAGCTGGGCCGGGTGCTGCCACGGGAGAGGCCCGTGTGCAAGCTGCGGGTCCAGGCCGTGGTGGGACGGGCGCGACAGTTGTGAAGACGACGGTGACGACATTTTGTGTCTAAATTGGGACAATGGCGGCAAAGGGTACTGTCCAGCCTATGGTCCCGTCGTATCTGCGGAGTCCCAGGGTAATCAGTCTCAGCGGATCAAATGTACGTACTCGAGCATCGACCCTCTCAAGGTTTTTGACGACCAAGTCGCGCGGGATTTTGAAACAGACACGGTGACCGGGCCGAACGGGTACCGTCATCAGTACTGTATGAGTCTGACGAACCCTAACGATCTCATAGCCAAGAAGGACAAGTGTCTCCAGTATTTCGGTGGTGGCGGTGGAGAAGGAGGCGGTCTCGTGTTCGACAGTCGGGTTATTTCTTTGTGCAAGGCCATCCCTAATAACGGTTGGGCGAGTATTGATGCGTGTGTCGAGGCGGCCCGCCGTTCCGTTCAAAACAACGACGCGAATGCAGGTGAGGCGGGTAATATGCTCAACATCTTTTGCAGAGGCGGCAACGGGACTGACAAGACGGCGACGGGTGCAGGGAATCACCGGTCCGATCCTCGGTGTGGTTGCATCAATGCGCACGACTTGGGGTTCAAGGGTGCCGGAAACTGCCTCGAAGACGCGAATAAGACGTTGCCCGGATGTGACAAAATGTACGCTAAGATGAAGCCCCTCGTCGAGAGTGGCGGACCGGGTCTCCAGGCTATCCAGGCTTTCACGACTGATCCTGGATGTATTTCTGAGGAGTGTAATCTGGCGAAGATGCCTTTGGACGTGGCGGGTGCATCCGTCTCGTACAACATGTTCCCCTACTACGGCGCCGCCGCCGATTGTACGGACGTACAGTTCAATATTTGCGACATTCAAATCAATCAGCGTGTCGCGATGAACTCGGCCGTCCAGGCGCAGTGTAACTTCCCGGCGCCCGACTCTACACCAGGTGGCGGCGCGGCTGCGACTCCGGGCCCTTCTGGAGCCCCGGGAGCTGCGCCATTCGACGAAGAGGCCAAGAAGCTTCCAGTGACGTGGGGGCCTTTTGCCCGAATTTTCGATACGGAAACAAAGCAGTACGCTTTCATGTCGTCCTGCTGTGTCACGTGTATTTTGCTAGTGGTCCTCTTGATTTTCATGATGAAGTCTGGACCTTCTGGGCCGTCGAGTCAAAACCTGCTCGCAGCGCGGCTCGCGTCTATTTAACCCTGAAATTTCTTGATACCCGGTGCCGAGATCGAGTGCCCACCCTTGGTCTTCGCAGACCCACCCATCATCATCATAGCCACGCACGCCAAGAGGAGCAGGACACCGATGATAGCCGAGGAACCCGCGCAGGCGCCCGCGATGGACTCGAGGCCCTTGTTCTCCATAAAGGCTGTCTGCTTCACTGTATTTTTTGCTGACGCGATCGCTTCATTCTTGAGGATATCGTCAGTGATTTGCGTCATGAGATTCTGGGCCACGACGTCCGACTCGATGTTCTGGTCCATGCGGATCGGCGAGTTGCGGCAGACGGCGATGTTCAGCTTACCCGACTGGAGGTTCACGGAGGATGTCGCGATGTTCATGATGTTCTCAGTCGTGACGCGCGTCTGGATAGACTGGTTGATGGTGTTGCGGATGCTCGCCCGAACATCCTGTTCGTTCCCACCCGACGCCGACGCCAGGCCGTTGATCATCTTCGAGTTCTGCTCGAGGGCATTCTCGAGGTTGGCCTTGAGCTTGGTTTCGAGATTCTTGGTCGCTGTCTGGTCGATGGACTGCTTGACCTTGACCTTGCTCTTGATTGTTTGGGAGGCGCTCACCGGACACCCGTCAGCAATACCGATATTGATGACGAGATCCTGTGCATTCGTGACGTCCGTGCTCATGTTCAGGACGTTCTTGGTCACGTAGTCGGACGTGGTCGTCATAGTGAACTGGTTCACTATGTCAGTAACCATAGACTGCTTGTTACCCATCTAACAGTATTACATTAGCTCGACAAAAAAAGCTTCTGGAGTTTCTCTTCCCATTCGGCATTCTCACCCTTGCCTGGGATGGCGGGCGCCGCATGCACCAGGGAATTGCCACGAAGAGCCTCAACCTCCAGGCGCGTCAGTGTCACAGCTCCAAGGACAAAGTCCTCAAAGGCTTCACAGGTCACGGGGACGACCGGTCGGATCAGATCCAGGACCTGTTGAGCCAGATCGCGAATCTCCTTCTGGGCGTGGTCATCGATGCGCAGTTTCAGAAAGTGAAGCAGGTTGTGAAGGTTAATTTTCCAGTAAAATTCAGTGAAGGTGCTCTGAGGCAGGTGAGTCCGGGCCAGTTCACGTGAGACACCCTTGAACAGGAGCTCTTTGTAGGTATGGAACGCCAAGTCGCAACTGGCTTTTTGCTTCAAGAGGAGGTTCGTGGAAGCTTCGCCCAGAGGCTCCTCACCACCCTGTCCACGGGACGGCGCCTGCTTCCGGAGCTCATCAGGTAGGAAAAAGTCATCCTGGATGATGGAGTACCGGGCAGAAATCTCATTCACAGAGGCGGTCCGGTGCCGGAGCCACTGACGCGCCACAAAGATGGGGGCCCTAATTCGAAACTTAAATTCGACCATCTCAAACGGCGTCGTGTGCTTGTGCCGCATGAGGTAGCGAATGAGAGCCCGGTCATCGCTGACAGACTTGGTGCCAGCTCCGTAGGAAACACGAGCAGCCTGGACGATCGCAGCGTCAGAGCCCATCGAGTCTACGAGGCGAGCCTCCATTTTAGTTTAAAATTCGTCAGACCCTTTTAAGCAGGACTTGGGGCGGGTGCCCATGAAAACCCTGTCGAGTGCTGAACGTCCTTCAAAAAGTACGAGTTCCAATCACCGCCGGAATAAATAGATGCGTCTGCAGCGCTCTGAGCCGACTTGACCTCGCAGCCGAGCGTCGGACTGACCGAAAAGGACTTGCACCCGTCCGAGTCATGACACGCCTTGGCGCACTCTTGCTTCGTCTTGGCGCTGCTCAAGGATCCGGTGCTCGGTGGCGCCGTCACATCCTTGCCTGAAATCTCCCCTTGGTGAGGCGGTCCGAACACCTGTTGAGGAATTTTGATCGGTAAAGTGAACAGGTTAATTCCAGTCTCTTCGAACCCGTACGTCGCCGTGACGTTCGCCAACAGGTCACACCCATTTTGGCCCGAAATTTGAAACCCCTCACAGCTGGCGGTGCCGACACACATGGTCTGACAGTCGGGTGGGGTCAAGGAGGCTGTCTTTATGACCGTGCCAGAGTCGAACCCGAGGCGGGCGTCCAGAACGTTCGAGTACTGGACGGCGTTCTTGGCTTCGTCGAGTTTCCCAGCCAGAGCCTCGAGATCCTCAGCCGAAAGGAGGGTCGTACCTTCAGCCTGAGGCTTGTTGAGTAGGGCATACCCACCTGCGACGACGCTCGAGAGCATCACACACATGGCGAACGCCAGGAAGAGGGCCGTCAGGAGGTCCATACTACTAATTACCAGGGAAATAATCAAACTTCCACTGGGTCGTAAAGTTGGTGTCGACCGCCTTGACCGTCGGCCCAAACTCGAAAATAGAACAGTCGTTCTTGTTCCACATGGACGCTTGGCACAGACCATCCTGTGCACACTTGGCCGGGCACTGCTTGTCCATAGAGTCCTGAAGCTTCCAGTACGTCTGTGACCCCGTTTCGCTGAAGCTACCTCGTTCGGTCCAGCAGTACCCAGTCGCTCTACCTCCACAACCAAACATCACGCCATTGCCCGGGTCAGTGTCGGGTATCGGCACAAGGTTGTTCAGACCGTTACACCCCTTGGTGTTCTGAGGGTCTGTGTTTCTGATGCCCGTCTCAGCGTTACATACGTAATTCGTGTTATTGTCTCTGGAGAGATCGCCCCGGAAGTAGCACTCCTTGGGGCCCTCCTTGAACACGAACGACAGACACGAAGCGTTCGACATGCACACGTTCGCACAGAGGTTAGCTGCCGTGACGCCATCAATCTTCCGAGGGTCCCTTCCGCTCTTGTCCTTGCCGGCGTTCCAGTTCGGGTTCGATTCCTTCTTGAAATACTTGAGATCGTTGTCGAACTCTCCTGTGGCTGGTGGGGCCACGAACGCATTGTCCGACTTGAAGTACTGGGACTCGATGCTGAAACCGCCAGCACTGGCCGCATCGGTATACTTGGTCGTCTTTTGACCCAGGCCCGACTTGTCCATCCAGTCAAACTTCACGTACGTGTTACCGACTGAACCCGAATCGAGCACGAACGCGTTCCCGTACATCGTGGCAACCCCTCCGACGTATGTGAATCCCGTACACTCTTCGGCCGACCAGCAGTTGTCAGCCGCCTGAGCCAATGTCCATGACGAATTGGTCCAGAGACTCGGAGCCGTCTTATCCTGAAGGTCGAACGGCACCTGTCCAAACTTGGTCCCACCCACGTCTGTCGAGACGTGAATCTCCTTTCCCTTTTCGTAATTGATGATCGTGACGTTCCCCTTGAGCTGGCACTTGCCATTTTCCATTGAATATCCCACGCACCCTTCCGTGTCGAAGCACAGGACCGAACAGTTGACGTCATCCTTGTCCTGTGGCGGGCCTATGTTATTCTCGTACGGCACCGCAAAGTTGAGTCTATGTACGAAACTCCCGGGCTTTATAGTCTTGGTCCTCTTTTGGATGTTGGGCAGTCCGGATGACGTGTCAAATTCGAACCCCTGGAGAGCCTCTCCTACGAGACCCTTGGTCAAAATCGTGTTGGCGGCGTCGGGACCGTAGTAAACTCTAAGGAATAACCACACGCAACACGAAAAGAGGCAGCACCCTGCTACCACGAGGACAGCCACGTCCATCTAAGTTAATGGCTTATTTTTTTTGGCACTTGAGGCTTTCACCGATAGGACCGTTGTAACCCTCGGCGCAGGCCTCGCCAGGATTCAGGTAGTAAAATTGAGCGTCGGGTTTCGGTGGCTGCCGCACGTTCGCAAAAGACTTTTTCCGGAACAAAATGAGGGCGACCACGAGGACAAAGAGGGCCCAGAGCAACACGGAGCGTCTCGCCCCCATCGGTTACTCTTTTCGGAGATAAATTTTCGAATCCTCCTTTTTGACAAAGTATCCTGGGACACTCTGCCAGGCGTTCGGGGGCGTCTTGGACTTGAGGACCCACCACTTTTCTTCGTCGTATTTTTTTCCAAAATTGCTCTTGGTGACCGTCTTCCAGACGTTGTACCCTTTGCACGTCCAGTCTAGTTCACATTGTAACCGACCCAATTCCTGGGACTTTGTGGATCTTATAGTTTCATTGGTGGTTTTGAAGGTGCACTCGATGGGCACTGAATTAGGATCATAAATTGCTCGACCCGAAGCGATTCTGAAAAAGGCGGCATCTTTTCCCTGGTCAACCTTCTCGGGTGGCGGAAGGAACCACCCCAAGGCGGCCGAACACGTACACAGTCCAATCGCTGCCAAGGCTATCGCCATCTAAAGAATACAGCTATTTTAATTCTAAAATGGTGAAGGTCATCTTCTGTATGCCCGGTCGCACCTACTCGCGCGAGTTCCTTCTGGGATGGACGGATCTGATTATGCAGGCTTCGGCGCGTGGCCACCAGTGCATGGTCTCTCAGCAGTACACGAGCTGTGTGCACTTTGCCCGGGCCAAGTGCCTCGGGGGTGACGTGCTCAAGGGTCCGAACCAGAAGCCTTTCCAGGGTCAGGTGGACTATGACGTCATCATGTGGATCGACTCGGACATGGTCTTCCGGCCGGACGACTTCTTCAACCTGTTGGAGAGCCCCCACGACGTGACTGCCGGTCTGTACATGATGGAGAGCATGAAGGAGTTTGCGGCCGTCAAGGACTGGGACACGGCTCACTTTGCCGAGCACGGCTCGTTCAAGTTCCTAGAGCCGGCCGACATTGACCCCGAGTCCCGCTATCTCCAGGTGGCTTACTCGGGTATGGGCTGGATGATGATTCGGAAGGGTGTCGTGGAGGATCTCAAGTACCCGTGGTTCTACGGCCCACTTGAGGTCATCAGCGGAGGGGCGGAGCGCCCCGACGGGAGCGTAGCTCCCTTCATCGTTGATATGAATTCTGAGGATGTTTCGTTTTGTAAGGCGCTCGTGGCCGCTGGTCACCCCATCTACGTGGACACCAAGGTTCGCGTCGGTCACCAGAAGGCGCTTGTGATTTGAATTGAAAATTCAAATCCGGCTTAAATTGAAAATTCAGCTTTCAGCTCATCAATTGAGCGGTAATATCTCGCGAGGTCCTTTTTGAACCGCGCATCCTGCTTGGCATTGGTTTTCACCAGGTAAGCAAGATTCGCCTTGGAGTATTTGGTGCGCGTCTGGTTCTCAGTCGGTTTGCGGGGCGCCACCTTCTTCTGTTTGACGGGCTTGGCCGGATCAACTACTGGTCGCTTATCTATAAAGCTCAAAGCTTGCATGACGGTGTCCGCAAGATCATCCTTCTTCTTGTGGCTGTCGAAGAACGGCACGAGGGCTCGGTTCACATCGGTCGCCTCGATGAACTTCCGGGCGCGCTCGATACTCGCCTTTTTGCGTTGAGCGTAGCGCGCCGCACCCGCTCCAGCCATATCCGGAACCTTGTGGCGGGCATCCCAGATGACCACTTGGCGCTCGGGCCCCTTGACGAGAAAGTACGTGTGGAGGAGGTTCTCGACCGCCTTCATGCCGCGGTTGCGGTCTGGCTGTTTCTCGATGATGACCGTGTTGGCACCGAGGACCCACGGCCGCTCGTTCAGATGGCGGACCAGACACGGGAACACGCCGTCTGCGTGCAGTGGCGGGACGCCCGAAACGTCCCATTGGTGAATTTTGCGATCAGTCGGATCAATCAAACACATCGCCAAATTCTTGATTCCACAATCAATAGACAGAATCATAGTTCTAATGTTAAAGACTATCAGGTTTTTAAGTTCAATGAGCAGTGTGTGTGCGCAGAAGAAGGCTGTGCTCGATGAGCGTATCGCAAAGAGAAAAGCAGCCGTCGAAAAGCCTCTACTGCCGGTGCCTCCGTCAGAGCCGGCCGGCGACCTGGTCTGTTGGTGGTGCGTGCACCCCTTGCCACAGTTGCCATGCATTCACATGCCTATGAAATATGACGACAAAAGGGACCGTTTTGAAACCAAGGGGAATTTCTGCTCGTGGCAGTGCGCCAAGGCGTGGGCCCACGACCTGAACTCTGCCCGGTCAGGTGAGATGCAGATGATCCTCATGATGATGCGCCGGAGGGCCATAGGACGCTACGAACCTCTATGGCCGGCGCCGAAACGCGAAGCGCTCAAGATTTTCGGCGGTACTATGACCATCGAGGAGTTCAGGTCGTACGGTGGACTCGTCGAGCCGCCGATCATTCACTGGCCTGACCAGAAGCGTCACGTGCCTATGGTCGGTGGGACCACGACACCCGTCACCGAGACGGTTGACGCACCTGCGACTACTCCGGCCAAAGACCGCGGGCGGCTCAAGGCTATCCAGAACTCGACGAGCTCGTCGGACACGCTCAAGCTCAAACGGAACAAGCCGTTGGCCCGAGCTGAGAGCAAGCTCGAAAATGTTCTGGGAATTACGCGCGAGGCGAGGGCGCCGGCGCAGGCGACATAATGCACATGCGCCGAGTCCAATCCCATGTGTAACCACCCGGTGGACATTTGGGCACGGCGTCCTTGTCGCACTTCTGATCGATTTGCGTATCACGGAAACCAGTCGGACAATAGTAAAAAGTCGAGCAGTCGAAATCACTGGCGGCGACGGCCGCGCCAATGGCTGCACCAAGTGCCGAGCCGTACATCGCACCCTCGCCCGCTGTTTGGTTCACAGCCTGATTCTTGAGTCTTTCACACTCATCTGCAGATGGGTGGGTGCCCGCGACGATGCATGACGCTCCTGTTAAAGACGCGCCGTCTGTACACGGTTCGTACTGGCCATTAATGGCTGGAACTTCACACGCCGGCAGACTGGTGCACAGGTCTGACTCTGTGAGGGGATCCATGCATGACCCGCCGTTCTTGGCCGGCGTGACAACCTGGCGCGTCCGTGTGCGATGGGCCGTCGTACCGCAATTAGCGTCGCAGGCGCCCCAGTCACTCCAAGGGCCGACCTTGCACTTTTGCTTGACGCCAAACGCGTCCAATAGGCCTAGGCCGCTCGAGCCTGTCGACGACCCTGGAGGCATCGCACCACCGTGCGCCTGGGCGTACGCAAGCTCTTCAGCGCTCAGACCACTCGACCCCGAGCTGAAGATGTTGATGTTACCGACGCGTGAATAGGACATTACTAACGAACTACAGCAGAGGCAGATCAAAAGAAGCACGAGAGCACCGAGCGGCAAGAGCCACCCGGGCGTCTGTGGAGGGGCGTCGTTCCCCATACTACTTTTCATCCACATTTTTTTCGTCAATCAAGTGGAACATGCACCCGACGATCATGAGACTAAACACAAGAGTCGGAAACAAGGCTCCAGAGTTTTCCATTAGTACTAATCGGTCAGTTTAGTTTTGGGGTGGGACCCACGCACGCCGGTTCCACACCTCCTTGGCGTACACGGCACTGAGTGCAAAGTGGATGTGAGGCCAGTCGAGTGCGTCGCGTGTGTCGAGCTTGACCTTCATCGGGTTCTCGTTGACCGACTTGACGAGGCGGATCTGGGCCGACGGGTCGCCCATACTCTCGGCCATATCGAACATGGCGCCGAGCCACTTGACGTGCGTCTCATTCTTGGCGTCGAAAGCCTTGATGAATTTGGCGGTGACAGTCGTCATTTATTTAATAGACGCGAGTGTTTTTAAGCCGCACCGCCGTACCCGCAGCACTTCTCCGACTTGGGGCGGTAAAACACGAGGACGGTGGCGGCGAGCAGGAGGCCCCAGAACATCATGTCCTGAGAGGATGCTTTCATCTTACTCTTCGTCAAGAGATTCTTCCTCGTCCTCGTCAGACTCCTCTTCGTCGTCCTCGAACGACCCCGAGTCGTCCGTCTCTTCTTCGTCCTCGTCAGAGTCCGTCTCGTCAGTGTCCTCTTCGTCTGACGTGTCTGGTATGTAGTCATCGTCCGATTCACACTTTATGAAAGATCCTTCATCGCCAAATGACCTGAAGCCAATGTCCTCGAGGAGGTCCGTCTTGAGGTTTTCGGCGATCGAGTCGTCATCTATTTCGTACGTATCATCTTCCCAAGACCAAATACCCTTGGACGTCTCGGACAAGTAACGGATGGTCAGTATGACACCATCTTTTTCTTCAATTCTAGCCAGAAGTGGTACCGGTTTGCGAGTGCCCACGTCTGTCCAAACACGCACGAGCGTCATCTGATGTTGTCGGGTTGAATTGTTTTTATCTAAAATTACGCACCTACGCCAGGCGAGCGAACGGGTTGGCTGCCAGCGTCTTCTTGCCGACGCGCGGGCCACGCTTCACGCCGGCGTTGGCGCGCTTCTTGCGGGGAGCCTTCTCACCGAACAGGGCAGCAAGGCCCATGTTGCCACCCGGCGACACCTTGTGCTTGCGCGGGCGGCCAACCGGGCGCTTGGGGGCATAGCCCTCCATCATGGCACCGATGTGAGCCACGCGCTTCACGTGGTGCACACGCACGCCCACCTTGCGGGCGGCGTACTTGCCGCGGGCCGCGCCAGCGTTCTTGCGCTCCTTACGGATCAGCTTGGGGCGGATCGGGCTGGGGATGGCCACGTTGGCGTGGGCGTACTTGACGTTGACCGTGGAACCCTGGGGGTTACGGTAGTACTTGGCCTTCGGCGCGTACTTCAGGCCCTTGTCCGTCTTGACGACGAACTTGCCCTGGGCAGTCTTCATGATGACGCGACGACGAACATTAAGGAAATTGGTCGCCTGAGGGGAGCCGGCTGGGGCCTTGGGAACCTTGCGGCCCTTGCGACCGACACGAGCGCGGTAGGCGCGCTTCACGGGACCGTTCATTTTGTACTATTCGCCTAGAAAATTTTCTAAAGTTAGAGATTTTGTCTACATGTATATTAGGTATGAGCGTTTACATTATAGTTAATCTCGAGACTGACAGGGCATATATAGGTCAGACCCGTGGGCCATTATGTATTAGATTTAAACAACACTGTGAACCCAATAAGACGACAAAATCTATAATATCTCAGGCAATACAGAAATATGGAAAAGATGCTTTTTACATGGAGGCATTGTGGGGATCTCCTGGATGCTCCCAAGAACAACTCGACTCGAAGGAAATTGAGTTAATAGCTCAGTATAATACACAGTCACCCAATGGATACAATATCACTGCAGGTGGGCGAGGCTTATTGGCTCCATCTGAAGAAATGCGTGAGAAAATGTCTAATTCTGCTCGAAAAAAGTTTATAGAACGTCCTGAACTTCGTGATAAACTTTCACAACTTCGTTCTACAGAAATACATTCTGAAGAGAGGAAAAAACGCCAATCTGAAACTATGAAACAAAAATATAAGAACGATGAGGAATATAGAGAAAAAATAAAACGTTCACATATAGGAGTCATTGTATCGGAAGTTAATCGTGAAAAAAGAAGGGTCGGGTTAATTAACTCCATCAGAGAACATTCTGAGAGATTTCGAAAGATATATATGTTCAACGAGGATCGTATACTTGTACAAACTTTCGATAAGCTGGCTGACGCCGAGAGTTCGGGACTAAATAGAGGTTCAGTTGTTCGTTGTATTAAAAGTGGTCAAATATTCAAAAAATCAGTATATTTCTCGTACTCCTCAACCCTTCCACCTGTTTCCGCACTCAAGGCAGCAGAAGAATGTCGTCACTGAAACGGCGAGTCAGTACAAAAGTCGACAAGAGTAAGCAAAGCAAAAACTTACTTGGTTCGTCAGCAGACCGCGTCTGTGCCTGTGTGTACGTGACCTTGGCCTTCCGGCAACGTTTACAGGTGAACATCCCGGAGTAGTCCTCCTCCTTGGCCTTGGCCGCCTCCATCTGGAGGTCGCGGCTCTTGAGCTCGAAGGCGGTGCGAGCCATCGGGCCGTCGGGCCAGAGCACGTCGGCGGGGTACTTGGCGAGGTTTTTCATGTCGAGCTCCTTGACCTGCAAGCGGCGGACAAGCTGCGGCATTACCTTTATTTCGAGCTTGACGCGGTCGCCTGTGACTGCGAGGTCTACTGCAGCCATAGGAGCGCGCCCGAGCTCATTCACTAGACCCACAACCTTTTGCTTGTAGCGCCAGCGGAACAGGTGGTTCTCCCAACTCGCCACGTCATTCTGGGCGCGAGTCGTCTGGACTGCCCAGTTGTAGATGGACTTTTCGGCGTTCCGAACCGCCACCCCCGAGAAGTGGGCACCGAGGCGCGTACGGGCAAAGTCGCGAAGGGCGTGCTCCATCCTGGTTGCTTTTTGTTTTGAAATTAGGGTCGGCTCGGGCCGTCTGTCCCGGACATCACATGAATTTTTCGACCCTCGTGGCCATGAGCACAATGGCCATCATCGCTGACAAACTACTGATGGCGACTTGATCCTGAAGAATATGAACCGCCTCGTTGACGGTCAGGGGTGCATGATGAAATGCGAAATCGTTTAGGGCATCTGGTATGAGGCCTAGAGTCGCCCCTCGTACCACGTGCTTCTTGATGAGGTTTCCAGAGCGAAATGTCCTCTGGGTAATTGGGTGACGCTGGACCCGACGGACCACGACGCGAACGTGTGTGCAAGGCCGGGTGGCCACCATACCTCTACTAATTAACGTCTGTTTTATTCCTCGTCTTCAATTAACGAGCGGAGGATCTCGTGGCGCTCACGTGACGTGTTTTCTTTCACAGGCGTCCAAAGGCGGCCCTCCTGTCCGCATTTGGACTTGTCGAGCCGGACCGAGTCTGAAAATTCATAGACGAGTTTACCCCGACCACGGTAGGCTGTATAGAGGGTGCATTGACCTGTACGGACGTAGGGCCCTGGACGGTAGAAGCGACACTGGCTACAAGGTCTATTCATCGTTACACTCGCGCAATAAAATTCACCCGCAAAGTCCGCGCATTTCCGCGTAGCTCATCTTACCCTCGGCGAACTTGGCCATCGCTGCCGTCTGGACCGGGTCGTCGAGGATCACCGCGCAGTGTGCGAGGAGAGGGTCGATCTTGGAGATCGACTTGAGCTGTGAAGAAACCTCACTCTCACCCTCATCCTTTTGCTCGATGATCTCCGCGTCTCGCGGCGTCTCGCGCCGCGTGCAAAACTGAACCACCGATCCAATGTGCCCTGTGCCCACAGGTGGGTCCTCCGTGCGGCTATGGTACCGGACAGCGCAGCGCTTTTTAGGGTGATTCACCTGAGTCACGCGGTAGTACCAGTCGTCACCGTCCTCGATGAGCTCCCAGCCAATAGGCCGGCTAGGCTCATGGACCGACTGAATAGAGCCGTCCTTGCAGACTACATAGAGCTCGTTGCGTTTAGGGCCGCCCTCCAGATCCAAGAGGCCATAGGTCGACATAGTAGGGTACAGGCCTGTAGGGGGATACAGGGGGTCGATCTGCTCGGCGTAGAACTTGAGACCGGGAGTCTTGAGGGAAGTCATGGTTGTTTTGGGTGGCCGGGTCGTCACTTGCTGTTGGGCTTGGTTTGGGCAGGACAGGACAGCTTTTTTTCAAGCAGAGCCTCCTTGGCCCGGACTGATTTTTGAGTATAAATTGAGTGGTCCTTGGTTTTCTTGGCCGAGTCACGTTTGGTTTGGCGTTTGGCAGAGTCCATGGCGTGAGGTGGATGGTGTCGTCTAGACTTTGACCGGCTCAGGGCACGAATTTTTAATATTTTACTAAATTAAATGAAGTCGATTGTCCCCCTGGTTAATATCCTGTTCTATGGCCTGGCCCTCCTGTGGATCACGCGTCTGGAGTCGAGCGGTTGCGAGTGCTCGCGTGACTGGCGCCGTGACTACATGAAGTATTTCTTCCTGGCGGTTATCCTGTTCCAGGCTGTGCTGCTGACGGGTGTGTCCAAGGACCTGATCAAGATGCTGGGTGGCCCGATCGGTGTTGCGTCCCTGGTGTACCTGTGGGTGACCATCACGTACGTGCGTGGCCTGCGCCAGAGCGCGTGCGGCTGCGCCGGTGGCTACCAGCAGACCGTCCTGTACTGGATGGCTGTCGTCCAGGCGGCCCTGCTGGCCTGGTCGGTGTTTGTCCACGTCAAGGCCTAAACGTCATATTCGCGCTTTGACTTTTCATCAAACCATACATGTTCGTCATTGATGGCCTCTGTAAGGGCGTCATTGAGAGCCGCAGACAACTCCTCAACCTGATCCCAGGCAACCCCACACTCCTTTGTATCCTCGTGATTGATACAAATGAGACTGGCGTGATTAATAGCTTGCTTGAGCTTTTTGGCAATCTGAACACTCTTCTTGGGCTTGGGTTGATAGGGCTGGGCAGTCGCCTTGATGACTAGGGGGCGCACAGAGAGCATTTGTGTGATGGGAGGGCCACGTCCTTAAATAGAGACCTTGGACCTAGACTAACTAAACATGACGACCCGGCGCGTTACGATTCGCGCCAGTGACGTGGCGGCGTGTGTCGGTCGCCATCAGTACAAGGCCCGTGATGAGGTTATGAATGAGATGTGGAAGAAATACTGGCCGGACACATTCACAGGTCAGACACAGAGGGACAGGGCCAACATCGCTATGCGGGCATCCCCTCTGGCGCGTGAAGTCCTTGATTGTGTTTCAAAAATACAGCCCAAGGATTCCACTGAAGTTCAGAACATCATCGCCAATGTCCGAAAGCACATCAATTCGGATGCGAATTTGAGCACTGAGCAAAAGGCTGAGGTCATTTCACACATCACCTCGAATGTCTACACGTCGCACGGGACGCGTTCCGAAGACAAAACTTCGGACAAGGTTGAGGTGGATGAGAAGGTTCGGCTCGTCCGTGACAATTCGTTTTACTACATCGAATTGCCGAGTATTGAGGGTGTAAAGTTCTCAATCTGCGGAAAGATTGACCGGATCGAGGAGCGTCCAGACGGCTCACGCGTCCTGGTCGAGATTAAGAACCGTACGAACCGTCTGTTCGGGCGCGTCGTAGAGTATGAGTTTGTACAGGTTCAGGTCTATCTACAGATGCTGGGTCTTGTACATGCTCGACTCGTAGAGCAGTACAACAACCAGGTGCTGAGTCACGACGTCGCGCGCGACGAAGAGACTTGGACGAATGAGCTATTACCCGGACTGGTCAAGTTTTGTCAGGAGCTCTACACGAGAGCCAACGCCTGAAGAATCTTCCACAGGAAAAAGTGGAAGACGAAGATGTATGCAGTCATGCGGCCATTCTGACCGGTCAAAAAGTAAACACCCGCGGCGAAAAGCGCCTGGTAGATAAAGAGGTTACGAGGGCTCTGAGCGCGGTCAGCGACCGACTCTACCGCAACCATTTTTTGTAATTACACTACAATTTAATTCACCTCGTCAATGTCGAACGTCACGTGCTTCTTCGGCTTGTCCTGAATGTACAGTCGGCCGCGCACAAAGTCCTCAAACGTCACCACGTGCACATCGTCCTCACCCTCCCCGTCGATAGTCTGTAGGACCCAGCCCTCGCTCGGAGTGAACTCGGTTACGATGCAGTCAACGAAACGCGCCTTGCGCTTAGAGCCGACGCTCAGAACCACGTGCTCGCCCACGAGGGACTCGAACCAGTTCTCGTACGTCTCGAGCTCCTCAGCAATCTCATCGCGCTCCTTCACAAGGTCAAGGACTGCCTGAATAGCCTGCATTTTCTACCTTCTTGACGGCCCGCCTTTTTATCTAGACACATCGTAGAGAATGACGCACATGAAACTCACACTGGTGATCGCCTTGGCGGGTCTCATCTTCACCAGCCGCCCTTGGCTCAATTTCCTCGCCAAATTGGAACCCGAAAGAGGTCTGCTGGTCAAGAACGCCGTCGTTCTAGTGGTTATATTCATGCTTCATGTTATTGAGCCTAATATAGCCCTGCCGCATCTCAGGGCTGCGGGCGTCTTTCTGATTTATGTGGCGTTCATGATGATATTCAATTACCAGTCGGACTGGATCGCCGAGTCGGGTTCAGATGACGTGGGTGACCAGACGGTTGACGGGGCTGTCTATCACCGCGCGCGGGAGGTGGCTCACCTGAGCCCCGACATGGCGCGGCTTGTGACGTTCGTGCTAGTCCCTGGGCTGCTCGCATTCGTGGGGAGTAGACTCGTGAGGAATGGTCAAAAGGTGCGTATCGACTAGGCGTACATAGCCTTGAGAAGTTCAGGATCCTCTCGGGGTTTCAGGTCCGGACACAATTCAACGAGAGAAAGGGTCGCACTGTCCTGAATGCGCGCAATTTCCTGTTCAAAATCAAGGAGGTCCTTTCCCGTCACCCTCTTGAATTCGTCAGCCGGTACAAGATCCTTCAGTGCCAATAGATATCCCATGGCGTAATTCGCATGAAGAACCTTGATGACGGCCGCTTCATCCTGAGAAGCGGCGACGGCATACCGAGCCGCCTGGCGATAAAGGATGGGGGTGGTCGGCGGGGAGTGCTGACGTTCGGTCATGAGCCACAAGACTATGAGGACGAGTAGAAGGATGGCAAGTGTCTTCATCTCTAGTAATTACACTTCAAAAATAAGGCTCACTGTGAACCAGGGGTCCTGGCGCGCGCGAACTCTCCGACCCGAGGCGCGGCCAGCAGCGCGTGCGGGACAGCGTGGCTCCGGCTCCTTGACGGGCTCGTCGCTCCACCTGTAGTGGTCGATGTGACGGTCCGAGTAGTAGTCGTCAGTCTCATTGAGCACGTAGTCAATGTCATCAGGTGCCAAGCACTCGCTCTTCAGGAAACGGAAGGTCTTTTCCATTTCCCGAAGGTCATGCAGGGTCCCGGCCAGGATCCCCCTGCGGAATTTGCGCGGGAAATAGTCAGCCATCTCAAAAGCCTCTTGGATGCACGTCTCCATAGTCTCGGCTAGGATCTCGGTGCAGCGCGTTTCGTAAGCCTCTTCATCCCATGCGTCGCGAGCCTTGTGAAACCCCTTGAAATACATTGGTCTCCGGCACATAGGGCAGCCCGAAGTGCCTGTACCCTTTCGGTACCACTCTTTCACGCAGCCCGTGCAGAACACGTGTCCGCAGACCAGCTTGCAAGCGCGGGCACCACACTCTTCATAGCAGACGGCACACTCCATGGTTTGGTTTGGGTGAATGACCCTCCAAACCCCAAACCCTAACCTGGACAAGACACGTTTTCTTTGGGTGTTAAAGAGACCGGGCGTCCCTTGCGTAATGGCAACCGCAACTCCTCCCGTCCGTCCCAAGTTGGTCCTTCAGACCAACCAGAGCAACCGCAAGTACTGGACCCTCCATTCGGGAATTAATAACGTATGGGCGAGTCGCCCTAATGAATCCAAGTCGTGTATCGTGGCGTTCCGCCGTATGGAGGATGCCGTCTTGATCGGATCTATGATCGAGACTCATTTCATCAACAGCAAGTCGTGGCCGGACATGGACATCTTCATGCTTCCGGCACCCCGGGTCAAAGAACTTAATAATATTTTCCTCCAAAAATGGGAGTTTGATGATCTCAAGCTCAATTGTACTCGAAATATGCTTGACATGATCAGTGTCGAAGAGATTAACAAGCGCGCCTCTTCGTATACTTTCACAGGAAATCAGTACACTTTCGGCGCGCCCCTAGAGTTTTACCAGAATAGGTTCAATGAATTGCTCGAGTACTAGACGTAGCCCGTGCAGATGGGCGGGTAGGTGAAACCCAGAACGCCTGTGTACAAATTGAAGCCGGGTGTCGTGCACCCGAACGTAGGGTCGGCCGTCTGCTCGAACTTGAGAGTCGTCGTGTTGAACACGTAGCCAGCCGGCGGCGTCGGACGCGTGCTCGTGTAGCCCGTCTTGGTACAGTAGCCGGTCGCGGAGTTGTACGTCCAGCCAGGTGCGCACCCTTCAGCCACGTTAACCTGCGACACGTTGGTACACTTGTTGTCGGACGCACGGAAAGTCCAGCCAGGTGCGCAGGTCGCCGATGATGGCGTCGTGCTGTACGTGCAGGCCCGGTTGTTGCAGTCGACGTCGCGCGTCTCACGGGCCGACGGAGGTGGGCACGCCTGACCACCGTTCTGCGGCTCCTGGTACTTGCGCGTCTGCGTCTTCTTGCCCGGTCCACACGGCTTGGAGCACTCCGTTTCAGACGCGAACGTGGTCCATGGTAGCGGGTAACAATCAACCGCGTTGCTGTTCTGCCACGTGGCGTCGAGCGCGTCGATCGTCGACTGCGAGTCCTGTAGAATCTTCTGGGCCGCCATCTGAGCGCTACGGAACGCAGCCGTCTTGTTGGCGTCGCCGGCATACGGCCCGTTCGTCGTCTTCCAGTCCGACTCGAAATAATTGTTGAAATTGAGTTTGTCTTGGGCTAGCTTAGCCGCAAGCGAACCGACAAAGGCGGTGCGGTTAGCCGCCGTGTCCGTCTTGTTGCTCTGGCTCGGAAGCCACGTGTCCTTGTACTGACCGGCCGCCGCCGCCTTGAGTGCGCTGATGCGGTCGCGCTCAGCCTTGGCTGAGGCCGATTCACCCTGAAGAGCCTGATTCTCGGCGAACCGCGCCTCGGCCCGGGCGAGCGCCGCCGCCCGATCCTCAGGAGACTGACCCGGGGGTGGCGCCGGGGAGCCGGCCACCATCTGCCCCGGGACCTGGAGCTGTTCCAGAGCCGTCCCTCCCGGAAGGAACACCTGCTGAACTTGCGGCTGAGCTTGAGCCGTCGCCTGACCCGCCACGGCCCCGGCCGACCACATCGGTGAACCAGCGGCCGAGGCGCCCACAGGAGCCTGCTGGTCCGCGACGGTGCCCATGACCACACGACCACCGGGAGTCGGTGTACTGGACTGTGCAAGCGCCGCCGCCTGTGACGCCAGCCACGCCTCCTTGGAAATCTCAGACGTGTCCATTACACTGGGTTTCGGTGTGTAAAGAGCCTGGAGTCCCACTGCGACAAGCATCGAATCTTCCTCTGAAATGTCGGCACCCTTGTGGACTGGCTGTTGGACATACGTCTCCGTGACTTGACGCTTCTTTATCAGGTACAGAATCAGTACGGCCATGGCGAGCCCAGCCAGAACTGACAGAACCCAGTTCATATTACTTTACGGAAAGTTTAAAATTGAGAGCCCTCTGGCGGTTGGTCGGGCGTGACGGTGGTGTGGCGGGATCTGTGCTCCTGTACCATTCGTGACCCACGTGGGCTCTCCACTGAATAGATGCCCTGTCGAGCGCCTTACGACACACGACACAGGGAAGGGACGTCCCTGGAAGGCCATCCTTTCGAATCTTTTTCACTACGAAATCACCATACTTGCGATGGATCCAATGGGCTAGACACGAAGGGTGAACCCCTTGGCGCCTCGCCTCCAATAGCAATTCTCTTATCATCCGCCGTTCGGCACACAGGTTTCTGTCATTGTTTACACTGAGCGCAACTGCGCGTCGTCATGCACTGCATTTCGTTACTCAAAAAATGTTGCTCTCTTTTAATGGTCCTTGAGGTCCTGTTGATCGTGTGCCTGGCCACGATCCTCATCCTCCTCTGGTACATGAACGAGCGAGGGCGAGACCGGGTCGCCATCGTCTCTCTCGTCAAGGAGCCTCACGCGATTCGCACGTGGGTCGACCATCACAAGGAGCGGATGAACATCGACCGTTTCTACATTTTTGCAGACGACGACAATGAGGATCTTGGAATTTCGGATCCAAATGTCCAGGTCATCAAGAACTGGAAGGGTCGCCTCGGCTACACGTGGGACTCGAACCTGGACGAACCGGCTAACGTCCGAGTCCGTCAAGAGCTCGCCTTTAACGAAGGTCAGCGTTTGGCGGCTCAGGACGGCATCAAGTATCTGGTCCATATCGACTCGGACGAGCTTCTGTGGGGACAGGACCCGGCCAAAGTCTTTTCAAAGTATCCTGACTCAACCTCTTTTCACATGAAAAATGAGGAGTTGGCCCCTGACCGCATGGACTACAAGGACTGTTTTAAGGAGGGAACAAAGTTCCATTCCGATCCGGCGAGGTTCACGGCGTATGGGAATGGCAAGGCGGCGGGCAAGGTGGGCGAGTGCGAGTGGTACGGTCCGCACTACTTGAAGGGTCGAAACACTCAGGAACTCTCAGAGGATGAGCTTCGCGTCCTGCACTACCCGAGCTGCAACATTGACGAGACCCTGAAACGGGCCCGCCAGTACGGCAACTTCAAGGATGACTCGGCTGGTTGGTCGGTCCATCATCGCGAAACGCGTGATGCCTTGGTGGACTGTAGCGGTGAGGACTGTGAGGCGCGAGCGCGCGAGGTTTTCACGAAGCGCATGGCCAAGGCGTCCCAGTACAAGACGATCAACATTACTGGCGCGCCGGTGCCGGAGACGGAGTGAACGTCGCCCCGGGCGTGACGAGCTGACGGGCCACCACCTCTGTCCGCTGCTGGACCCGCGCCTCGGCCCTCGACTCCTGATTGAGTTTCATGGTGGCTGTGTTGTCGCCACCAGCGGCCGCATCAGCTAGGCACGCCTTTTTGGCCTCACGCGCCGCGTCTTGACACGCCTGGCGGGTGTGGAGGGCGGTGGTCCGGCACCCCTCCTGGTTGGAACCGCGGCAACCCTTTACAGTGGCGTCGAACACGTCACCGCACGCCTTGTACGCCAGGGTGTACCGGGCGTCACACTCGGCGGCCGTGAACCCGCTCGTCGTTTTTTGGATCAAAGTTAGGAGGACGATGGCGATGATCAGACCGAGAATCACGGCGTAGAGCATTCTACTACTTTGTCTATTTTAAATTTGGTGGAAGCCGGCGGGTACACGACGTTGAACGCGACGCGGTACCGACCACGTGACGTCGTACCTTCGGTACCGAAACCCTTCCCTGGAATCACGTAGTCCTCGCGTGGGTCCAGAACACCCCAGTCCGCCGTGTCGATCCTGATCGGCCCGTCGAAGTGTGGCGCATGGATAATCTTGCCGTTGACGCTATCCACAAAGTCGATCTTCGTGTGCCAGACCAGGTCATCACCCTGACGCAAAAGTTCGGGATGGTCCTGAATTTTGATGTGAAATATGAGGTCCCCAGACTCCTCCTCTCGGGTCCTGGCCTGTTCGCCGAGCCCATGGGCCGTGAGCGTGTTTCCACTCTGGATCCCCTTGGGTATTTTCAATTCCAAATTGAGGTTCTCAGTCTTTTTCGACCTAAAATTGCACTCCTGACAGCCAGCCCCATGGACCCCGCCACCTTGACACGCCGGACATGGTTGCGCAAAGGCCATGGGCCCCATCTGGATCTGGACTTGGCCACGGCCGTTGCACTGTGGGCACTTTTTCTGACAGGTCCAGCACGGCTTGGACAGTGCAATCTTGAAGTTCTTGGTGAGACCGCGGTAGGCGTCCTCGAGCGTGATCTTGAGCTCGTGTTCGTGGTTGGCCCGACGGACGGGACCTCGTGGCGCGCCGAACCCACCACCGAACATCTGTCCGAAGATGTCGGCCGGGTTGAAGCCACCCGGGGGAAATCCATTCGGATTTCCCTCAGCTGACCCCCACTGGTCATAGTTCTGGCGCTTCTGGGGGTCTGAGAGGACCTCGTACGCCTCCTGGACCTTTTTGAACTTCTCGGCGTCACCGCCCTTGTCTGGGTGGTGCTCGCGGGCAAGTTTGCGATAGGCCTTCTTGACGTCAGCATCTTGAGCCTCACGTGGAATTCCTAGGACCGCATAGGGGTCCAGGGGCGGCTGAGAATTCATTCTCAGCC